CCGCAACTGTGCGCGCATGCTCCCCGTCAAGCACCAGATGTGCGCGCGCTGCGGATCCCATCACCCGCCCGGCGGCAACCGGCCCGATCTTGCGCAGGTAGGCCGCTTCGCCGCCGGGCACATGCTGCGCATTGGCCGCGCTGAGCGATGGCATGGACCGCAGGCGGCACCAGCAGAACGGATGGAACGGCGGCACCGGCGCCTCGCTCTTGGGGTAGTTGCCCGGTCCCAGTCCCCACAGGTCGGCGCGCCCGTGCAGGTCGCAAATGTCGGTCTTCGGGTGGGCCGGGTTCAACCGCACCTGCACAACCGTGGTCTCGGTGTCGGCCATCAGGTCCTGGGCCACTTGCGATTGATGCGCTCGGTGCAGTTCGGTCTGCGCGATGCGGTCGGCAAGGAATCGATTCTTCTCACGCTGGGCCACGTCGAGCCGCTTCTTCAGCGCCTCAAGTCCCGCCCCGTTCTCCCATGCGTCGAAGGACTCAAGGTAGGCCGCTCGCAACGCCTGCGACTTCAGCCGGGCGGCCTGCTGCTGGCCCTGCACCTGCAGCGCGGTCAACTCGCGCCGAGCGGGCAGGTAGTCGGTGAGTGCGCGAAGCTCCTTGGGCAGCTGGCCGCGGGCCTTGCCCTCCAACGGTCGCTGGATCCCATCCTTCTGGTCATAGCCGTCGTACAGCTGGCGCGACAGCTCGCGTGCCTGGGTGACGCCCTTGGCGTGGGCCTTCACCAGCGCCGCCACCTCGTTCGTCACCTGCTGGGTGTGGTTGTAGAGCCGTTCGGACAGCGTGATCTCGCCCACCGGCATCGCGCGCACCTCAGCTGTACCGACAGCGCGCTGCAGCAGCTCGCCGAAGGCCTTGGCCAGCTCGGCGGTGAACTCGCCAGAGAACTTTGCCTGCGCTGCCGCGATGGCCTCGCGTGGTGACATCGTGGGGTCGTTCACCAGGGCCTGCCACATGGCCAAGAACGCGGCCTGCGCCTGCGCCTCGATGGCCGCCTGCACTGCGGTGGCTGCGGCGTTCGCCCGGCGCTCTGCCGCCAGGATGACAAGCTCGATACTGGTCATCGATTGCCCCGCGAGCGCAGCAGCTGGGTGACCAGGCGCTCGGCGGTGCGCTTGCCCACGCCAACCCGGGCCGGCAGACGCGCGCGCACCTCGGCAACCGGCAGCCCATTGGCCAGCATCGCCGCGGCCTGCTGCAGCCGGTCGAGCCGGTCGAGCTCAGTCACTGACACCACGATGCGCCGCCCGGCCATCGCCCGCAGCAGCTCGCGCACCTTCGCGCCGGTGAGCTGGCCCGCAGGAACGCGGTCGACCTCGGCGAGGAACCATTGCAGCGGGCTGGCGCCCGACTTGTGGTCGATGGGTGGTGTCATAGGCTGGGTGTTGCAACTGAGGAATAGGCGGCCAGTGGAGACATCAAGGCATTGAACCCCCCGCTGCAGGCGTCGGCATCATCATCGTGGGCTGAATCGGGGAACCCTTCGAGCACGGTGAAGACATCTTCATTCCATGATCCGCGCACAAACTCGACGATGCCGGCCTCGCACTGAGCGGAGAACGGGCCGAAGAGCGTGACCTTGTCGCCGCCGATGGCGTGCGCCTTCACGTTCCACCCGGCCAGCATCCGCACCAGGCTTTCGGCCTGCGCCTTGCCTGCCTGGGCGGGGTCTTTGAAGAACCCGACGCGCACGCGCTTGCCATCTGCGATTGCCGTGTTCTTCATCGCCCGCTCAACCTCAAGCGGCCCCTCGCGAAGACGCCGCGCATCGGAGATCACCACGCGCGTCACCTTGCGATCGGAATCTCGCGCAACACCCATTCGCACGCCGACAGTCCAGTCGGGGTCGTTGAGGTCGGTCTTCTTCGTGGCCGCCAAGTCCCAAAACCTTGCCTCTTGAAGTACATGCCCGCGGCTGGCCGAATCTTCCAGTTGCCATCGAGAAGGCGCGCCCGCTCGACTGCAGACTGCGCCATCAGGTTTCCCCGATAGTCGGGGTCGGCCTTCATCAGCGCCTGGTTGTCGCTCAGCTTGGCAGCAATGAACGTGACCGACTTGGGCCGCACCTGGTCATCGTGATCGGCGGGCAGGTCGGGCCGGCCATACTTCTCGGCCAGCTCTTCGCGCGAGTCGGCCCACAAGATCGCATCGTTGATACGCACGAAGTAGCGCAGCACACCCGACCGCTCGGGGATCGGCAGCCCGGTCTCCTGGTCGATCCACCAGGCGATGAACTCGGCAACCCATGAATCGGCATCGGGATTGCAGGTGGCGCGGATGTAGGGCTTCACGCCGCACATCGATCGGTTGCGGCTGAGCAGGTAGAAGAACTGCGCTTTCGTGAAGTGGGTCAGCTCGTCGAAACAGATCAGCGGGATCTGTGCGCCCTGCCAGTCGTAGACCGTCTTCTCGTGCTCAAGGTGCGAGAACTTGACGCGCCCACCGCCTGGCCACTTCCATTCGAGCGTGTGCGAGATTGGCTCAGCGCCAGCCAGCGGGTATAGCTTCGAGCTTTCGTCCCAAAGGCCGCCCGGGTTGCGCACCTGTGTCGTGTTGCGCCGGAAGAAGACGGCGGCAAAGTCGGTGTTCGAAGTGACATGGCGCAGCGGCTCAAGCAGCAGGCCCCAGGACTTGCCCCCGCCTGCGGCGCCACCGTAGATTGCGATGTCGGCCGGCGACGCACTGAATGCTTCCTGCGGCCCTGGCTGCGGACCAATGCGGCGCACCTGATCCTCAGCGGCCATTGCTCGGGAGGTAGAACTGCACGGTCGCGGTCTGCACCGGGCCGCCGTTCTTCCCGGTCATCTCCACCTTCTCGCGGAACGCCTGCACGTCGGTGTGCTTCCCAATCAGCTCAAGGTGCCGCGTTCGGTCGCTGAACTTCACCTTGCGTACCATGCCGATGGGAACCTTGGCGCCGTCCTGATAGCTGTATTCCTCAAACGACTCGATGCCAACCACAGGGCCGCGCCGCCAGACCTCGGGCCACTGGTGGATTGGCCGCAGGTTGCCGTGCTCGTCGTGCAGGTCCGCGAGGTCGGCGGTCTTCTCGGCGTGCAGCGTCTTCAGCACCCAGGCGGCGTCGATCCCGGTGGCCTCTGAGCGCGCCGCCTTCTTGGCTGCGATGGCCTCTTGAACGTCAACTTCCGTCAACAGCCTGCAGCCAGCAGCCCGCGCCGTCTTCGCACTGAACCCAGCCCGGATTGCCGCCTGTGTCGCGTTCAGGTCAACGACGAACTCGTCAACGAATCGCAGCTTTTTCGGCGTCACTTGCGCCCCCAGATCAGGCACGCCGCATCGCGCCCGTGCTCGTTCGTCTTGCCGACCCAACCTGTCATGTTTGCGAAGGCAGCAGCGCTCCACTTGGTCATGCCAGCTTGCGGCTTGAGTGCAAGCGTTGGGCACCCGAGGTCGGCCAGGAAGTCGGCCCAGATCGAGCAATCGCGCTTGATGCTGCCGGCGCCCTGCCGCGCTTCTGGCCCCTTGCTGCCGAACCAGGTGCGAAGGCGCGCGTCCTCGAACACCACCATCTTCAGCGCGCCGCTGCGGTGTGTTCCTTCAACTGCGCCCATGGCCAGGTGAATGGCCATCGACTGCACGTCGCGCAGCTTGCAGGTCTGTGTGTCCAGCTCGGCGAATCCGGTCTTCACGCCCGGGTCGATGCCGATGATGATGTGCCCGGTCATGGCCGTCCGGCCCACATCGGGCAGTCATCGTTGGGCACAAGCCACCCAGCATCGCTAGCTCGGTGCAAATCTTCGCCGACTGCCATGCAGACCGGAACGAGGCCAAATTCTTTGGAGCCAAGAAACTTGCAGTGAGCGCCCGTCAGTGCATCGGCGCAGCACGTGGGCTCGCCGCTTGGGTTCCTGAACACGCGGAATGTGATGGTTCTGGTTTCTGTCATTCGATCCCTGCCGCGCGCACCAGCTTGCCGATGGATGACGACTCGGGTGCGCGATGGCTCGTCCTGGCCTGCTGGGCACAGCCGCTCGACTACTTCGCCGCCGGCGCCAGGCCGATGGTCGGAGCACTTCTCGCGCAGTTGGCACCACCCGCCCATGCAGTTGATGCTCATGCGGCACGCCCAATCTGGCGAAGTGCTGGCACGGCATCGGCCGCCGTGATCATGGTCTTTGCGCCAGCGCTGCCGAGCTGCAGCACCTGCTGTGCCCGATTCGGGTCGCCGATCAGCATCGGGGCGGCCACCTTCTTCCCGGCGTGCCGGTTTTCGGCCTCGTGCACGCCGACCAGCCGAGCCGGATAGGGTGCATCGGGCCGCAGGGAATAGGCGCGGTGCAGCTCGCAGAACCGGCGCTGAAGGTGCGGCAGATCATCGGTGTTGCTGCGGCAAACCTGCGTCCACCCGCCCATGTCGGTGATCGCGATGTGGATCGCCGGGTCATCGAAGGCGACCGACTGGTAAGCCCCGACCCGCACGATGGCGTCCAAGACTTTTCCCCACGCGATCAAGCCTCGGTCGACCAGTGTGCCGCGCAGAACGCGCACCAGGTCGGCGGGCTTCGGCGCGAAGTGCCCGCGGTCAGGGTCCATGGCGTGCGCGGTCAGTGCCTTGCCAACCTGCTCGATCTCGAACTGCTCGCAGGCCTGCCACCACACGCCGAGTGCGAAGGGGCTGGGCGCCTGGCCGTAGAAGCTCAGGGCGTCGGTCAGGATGCCGACAAACGCGGCTTTTTCGTGGGCTTTCATGCTGCTCCTTGCTGCGCCAGCCACTCGGCTCCGGCGCGGTTTGCCGGGGCCTCGATGGCCTCCTGCTGGCTCGGGGTGGCCCCTCGGGCCAGTGACAACGCCCCGGCCTTCGGGTGCTGCCGCTGGGTGATGTCCGACCTGCACCAGTTGCGCCAGGTAGCGAGCCAATCGACGCGCCGGGCATCTGCGCCGGCCTTGGCGACCCAGTGGTCGCGGAACCCTTCGGCGATGGATCGCACGGTGTCGGCGGTCCAGTGCGGGTGCTCGGTCAAAGCCCAATCGCCCCAGGCCTTGGGCAAGGCCCAATCCGCCCGAAGCCTTGCGCCCCGTGTTGCGGCCGATGCGCCAGCATCGGGGGCCGTCCCCCCTGCACCCCCAAGAACTACAAGGTCTCCCTGTCCCTGTCCCTGTCCCTGTCCCTCTCCCTGTCCCTCTCCCTGTCCCTTGGATGCTGTTTCCCCGGGGACAGTCGAGGGGACATGCAGGGGTTGTCCCTGGGGACATCCAAGAGACATCCACTCGTCAAACTCGGGGACTTGAACCGCCGCTGCGCCATCCAGGCGGTGCCGCTGGTTGTGCTTCTTCACCCGGGCGGCTTCGGTGCGCCACCGTTGCTGCAGCTTGCCGCGCCAGGCATCGCGGGCCTTCTCGGCCACCACGGGGTGATAGAGCCGGCCATCTGAGCACTTCACCCAGCCGCGCATCCCGCCAGCAGCGCGAATCTTCTTCCACCCCTTGATGTCGCGCCCATAGCCAAGCAGGCGAGCGAGGGACACGTCGTCATCAGGGAGCGATGCTGCGGGCATCTGGTGCCACGCAGCGCACCACGACAGGACCGCGCATCGGAACACCTCGGCATCGGGCGCAGAGGCAAGCTCACTGTCACGCAGCCGAAGCACATCGAGCGGCAGAAAGGCGAAGTCGCGCAGATCGACATCGGCGGCCACCAGTGGCGCCGGCCGCGTGTCCATCATGGTTGCGCTGGCGTCCATCATCCGCGCGCTTGAATGGCTGCAGCCGCCCAGGGCGACGGGTCGGCGATGTAGTGGCCGGGCGGCGCGCTGGAAAAGGCCCGCTCGATGCTGTCATCCGGCCCCAGCTGATAGCGCGGATCATGCGTGGCCGATTTGCAGACCGTGTGCACCGCATCGGCCTTCATCAGCATGTCGCCGACCAGCTTGAACTGATCGGGGTCGAATGACACCGGGGCCGCGGTGGTGCCCTTGTTGCTATGGAAGGCCATGCTTCCATTCAGCAGCAGGGGCGGCAGGCCGGGCCGGCGGGCCTTGCTCTTGAGGTGCTCGTGCACGCTCACCAGCAGGGGAGACTCGCGGCGGCCCGTGGTCTGCGCGTTGTGCCCGCTTTCCTTGCGCAACACCCAGGTGTCGCGCTCGGCCGCATTGGCGAAGAAGTGCAGCACCGTGCCGGCGCGCTGTCCTTTGTGGATGCGGCCCTGGTTGACCATGCGTTGCAGATGCGTTGTCGCGCGGTGGGTGGTCTGCCCGATGGCGTCGGCAACCTCGCGCGCCGTGGCGCCTTCTGAGTTGTCGCACAGCACCGAGATGCAGTCGCGAATGGTCATTTCTTGGGTCATGCTGCTTTCTCCCCATAGGCTGCGAGCTGGCGCTTCAGGTCAGCGATCTCAGCGGCGCGCAGGATCGGAAGCTCGGCTTGCCAATGCTTGCCAGTGGTTGCTTGTGGTTTCCGGTCGATTCCGGCGAAATTTGGATGCATGACGACTCCCATCGCGTTGCACTCAGTTGAGGGAACAGGCTTGGTCCTGTGCCCGGCCAGCACTGCCCATGCGATGGGAGTCGGCCTCACAGGCCTTGCTGGTGGACACAGGAGCAAACATGCGAACGACAGACGACGAATGGGCGCGGCGCGCGGTGGCGCGGACGCTGCGGAGCGCGCTGCGCGGGCTGGCGGCCGAACTGCTGCTGATGGCCGGCCGCTGCGTGCCATGATCTGCATCCATGAGCACACTCGACGAGGCCTGGGCCGCCAAGAAAGCCCAAGAGGTGGCCGAGCCACTGCCGCTGAGCGAGGCCGAACGGCTGGCACTGCTGGATGCGCTGCGCGACAGCTTCAAGGTGTCGGCCGCCGGTGTGGATGTGACGGCCTGGACGCCGGTGCTGCCGCCCGAGCTGAAGCCCAAGGGCTGAAGAAAAACAGCCGGGCGGTGGTCGCCACCACCGGCCCGGCCAAGATGCCGAGCGCCCACCGAACCGAGGCCCGGTGTGCAATTGGCGCGCGGCACAGGGAGACTCATCGCTCAGGCTGCCCGCGCTTCGACTGCGGGGGCGGCATTGGTGCCGACCAGCTCGGGCATGAAGAGGCGTGGATGCGCCACCTTTACTGCCGCCGGGATGCCCCGGGTGGTCCAGTTGTGCACACGCTGGGTGCCGCCAGCTTCCTTGTCATACCCGAGCAGCTCAGCGACTCGCGCCGCCCCGCCGAGGCGTTCAATGATTGCTTTGTCGGGTGAGGTCATGCCCCATGGTACACGTTTCGTTTAGTTTATGTCAACTGACACGTAAACGGTCCGTGGGTGCCATTACTTCGCCTGAGACGAGCCAGTTCTATGCCCGCGAGAAGAAGGCCGACGAGATGTGCGAGAAGATGAAGCTCGGGGCGGATAACGGCAATCAGCGGCTGCTGGCTGACCGCATGTGTGAAGACCTCAAGCGCCGCGTTCAGGAAAGCAAGCCAGGCAGGTAGTAACGCCCCCAAACCAGACAAGGCCCGCAGCAGCGGGCTTTTTTTCGCCCGATTGCAAAATGCACTCAACTTTCTGTTGACTTAAATAAACGTGCCGTTTAGAGTTGACCCCATCGACACCCCGATGGAGCAGCAAGATGTTTGCAGCGATGAACAGCCACCCCGAGCACGAAGAACTGAGCGAGCGCGTGATGCAGGACAACGCCGCCCAGGGACGCACAGTTGATCGCCTCTGCTGGGCCTTGGGTCTGGTGGGCCTGTGCTACCTGATCGCTATGTGCGCGGCTTGGCAATGCTGACCGCCGCGCACCTCGACCGCCGCCAGCGCGAGCGCGAGATTGCCCGCATGTCGCTGCCGGCCCAGCTACTGGCCACCGGTGCGATGACTGGCCCGCACCTCACGCCCCGCCCATCCACAGTCGGCCTGCTGCAGCGCATTCGTCGCGCTGCGCGGGTCTGGCTGATCAACCGCAAAGGCACCGCGCTGTGAGCGGGCTGTGTCTATGCGGATGCGGCCAGCCTACGCGGATGGCGCGCTCGAACGATGCATCGAAGGGCTGGATCAAGGGTCAGCCGTTGAAGTTCCTGCTCGGCCACAACATCGCGGCCAACGGAGCCCGACAGACCGCGCGATCCCTCGGAAATCGAGGGCTGAGCAGCCATGGCTACGTGCGCATCTTGGTCTCGAAGGGTGTTCGCCGCTACGAGCACATCGTGATCGCTGAGCGAGTGCTGGGGCGCCCTCTTCATTCGCTGGGAAGGGGTCACCCTGACACCGAAGTCGTTCACCACATCGACGGCGACAAGACCAACAACGCGCCATCGAACCTGTTGATCTGCACGCACCGGTATCACACTGAACTTCATCACCGACTGGAACTTTCGGCCGAATGGCCCGAGTTCCCGAAGGTGACACGCAATGAGGGCCCTCGCCATGTCTGAACTGTTCATGATCCGGGCGAGCTCGCTCTCGACCCTCTTCGATTGTCCGAGTCGCTTTTCCGCTATCCACATCGACGGCCTGCGCGGCCCGCGCTCAGCCGCGGCGCAGCTTGGCACCGCAGTGCACGCCGGAACCGCTGCCTTTGACACCTCGCGCTTGCCCGGTGGCTCGCCCGTGAGCGCCGACGACGCTGCCGGCGCCCTGGTGGATGCCATCCACAAGCCCGACGAGGAGGTGGACTGGGAAGACACCGCGCCGCGCGACGCCGAGCGCATCGCCCTGGCCCTGCACACCAAGTATTGCGCCGACATCGCGCCGCGCCAGTCCTACCTTGGCGTTGAGGTGTACTGCGAAAAGTTGGAGCTTCCAGACCTTGGGATTGCCCTCACGGGAACAACAGACCGCGTGCGCTTGACCCCCGATGGGTTGGGCATCGCCGACCTGAAGACCGGCGGCAAGGCTGTTGGCGCAGATGGCCGCGCCATCACCCAGGGCCACAGCGTGCAGCTTGGTGTGTACGAGCTGCTGGCCGAGCACGCGATGGGCTTGAACATCACCGCACCGGCGCAGATCGTCGGGATGCAGACCGGCAAGACCGCTGCAGCCCAGCGTGTTGGCACCGGCGACGTGCCCAATGCCCGCGCCGCACTGGTGGGCACTGAAGATCACCCGGGCCTGCTTGAGCACGCGTCGCGACTGCTGAAGTCGGGCGCCTTCTACGGCAACCCAAAGTCGTTTCTGTGCTCGCCAAAGTATTGCCCCGCACACCCCGTCTGCCGCTTCAAAGGCTGATCACTTCACTGACCACACCAGACCCACAGGAGACCCACCACATGGCCACGTCCAACCTCGCCGAGCTGCGCCAGCAGCCCCCCGCAGCCACCCGCCCGCTGGCCGACATGAAGCCGCGCGAACAGATCAGCTATTTGCTGGAGCGCAAGAAGGGCGAACTCGCCAAGATGCTGCCCAAGACGCTGAGCATCGACCGCCTGCTGAAGGTAGCGCAGATCGCCGCCACCACGACGCCGGCCCTGGCCAAGTGCGATGTGCCATCTCTGGTTGGCGCCATCGGCCAGTGCGCACAGATGGGCTTGGAGCCGAACACCGTGCTTGGCCACGCCTACCTCGTGCCCTTCAACACCAAGCGCAAGGACGCCAACGGGCAGGAGCGCTGGGTCAACAGCGTCCAGGTCATCATCGGCTACAAGGGTCTGATCGACCTCGCGCGCCGCTCGGGGCAGATCGTCAGCATTGCGGCACACGAGGTGTGTGCGGCGGATCACTTCGAGCTGATCTATGGCCTGGAAGAGAAGCTGAACCATACGCCCGCCATGGGTGAGCGCGGCGAGGTGATCGGCTTCTATGCCGTGGCAAAGCTGAAGGATGGCGGTCACTCGTTCGAGTTCATGAGCGTGCACCAGGTGCGCGAGATCATGAAGGGCACCCAAAGCAAGGGCGCCTATGGACCGTGGAAGGACCACTTCATCGAAATGGGCCGCAAGACCGTGATCCGCCGGCTTGCGAAGTACCTGCCGCTGTCGATTGAATTTCAGACGGCCGTGGCGCTGGACAACCAGGCCGAGGCCGGCAAGGACCAGAACCTCGACACCATCGACGGTGAGTTCTCGCTCGTGCAGGACGAGGACGCGCCGCAGCACCAGGGCGGGGATGCCGACCCCGAGACCGGCGAGATCACCGATCAGCGCCCGGCCAGCCCCGCCGCGCGCGCGGAGAAGGCGCCGCCCGAGGATTGGACCCCGAGCCCCGAGGAAGAGGCCGCCATCCGCGCGCAGGAAGCCGCCGAGGCCGCTGGCGCCCAGCCCGCAGACACCGCCCCCGCCCCGGCTGGCCGCGGCCGCCGCAGCGCCATGCCTTCCGTCGAGTGAGGACACCATGAAGATCACCGCCCTCTACATCAACAATTACCTTGGCGCCCGCTCGGTGGATGTGGTCACCTCTGCACCGGTGCAGCTGTTCGCCGGCCCCAACGGGGCAGGCAAGTCTTCAATCCGCGACGCGGTGGCCTTGGCACTCACCGGCGACCTGGGCCGCGTGGGCCTGAAGAAAGAGGCCGGCGCGCTGGTCTCCGAAACGGCCGACGCTGCTGTGTGCGAGATGTCGACCTCGACCGGCGAGGTGTTCAACGTCACCATCACGTCGGCCGGCAAGATGACCAGCAGCACGAAGGACCGCGGCGCCGACCCGGTGCTGCCCTATGTGATCGAGGCCCAGCGCTTTGCGCAGCTCGACCCCACTGCTCGGCGCGCGTTCCTGTTCGGCCTGATGGGTGTCAAGGCGGACCCAGGCGACATCGCCCGCCGCTTGGAGACTGCTGGCTGTCACATCGGCAAGGTTCAGCGCATCCTTCCGCTGCTGCGCTCGGGCTTCGATGCCGCCAGCAAGGAAGCCAAGGTCAAGGCTACTGAGGCCAAGGGCGCATGGCGCACTGTCACCGGCGAGACCTACGGCAGCGAGAAGGCCAAGACCTGGGCCGCGGTGGTGCCCAAGTACGACCAGGCCGCCGCAAAGGCCCTGGCCACCGAGATCGAGCATTGCGACATCGCGGCGCAGAAGTGGCAGCAGGAGGTCGGAAAGCTGCAAGCCGAGTCCACCCGCCGCGCCGAGCTGCGCGCAAAGCTGCCGGCCCTGAAAGAACAGGCCGCGCGCATGGGCCGCATCGAGGACAAGCTCGCGACCGACCGCGCCGAGGCGGAGCGCTTGGCCGCCGAGCTGGCCACTGTGAAGGCCGCCGCAGGTGCTGGCCCGCGGATCGGCCTGGTGCACACGATGGCCCGGTCGCTGAATGCCTTGATGGTGCTGGGATCGGTGGACGCTGACAGCGTGGTCGGGCGGGATGCTTCGGCTGCCATGACCGACTACGAGGCCGAGCACGGCAAGGTCGGCGCAACCGGCGGCGACCCAGCGGCCCGCGAGCGCCTGCCGGCTATCGTTGAGGCTCACCGCCTGACCACCAGTGCTGTCGCAAACGACCTGCGTGATCTGCAGGCCGCCCAGCAGGCGAAGGCCAGTGTCGACAGCATCGAGGCTGAGCTGGCCGAGGTCTTCGATGCCGAAGGCATGGACAACGCATTGCAGCAGCTCGACAAGCTGAAGGCTGAGCGCGCGGATGTGGTGAAGAAGTCCGACACCATGAAGTCGGTCAAGGCCGCAATCGACAGCGCCGAGAAGAAGACTGCCGACGCGGCCGCACATCACGCCGATGTGGCCGCGTGGGACGCCATTGGCGATGCACTGGCCCCCGATGGCATCCCCGCCAACCTGCTGACCGAGGCACTGGTGCCGATGAACCTGCGCTTGGAGCGCAACAGCCAGGACACCGGCTGGCCCATGGTGCACATCCATGACGACATGGGCATCACGGCCGATGCACGCGACTATCGCCTGCTGAGCGAGTCCGAGCAGTGGCGCGTCGACGCCATGGTGGCCGAGGCCATCGCGTTTCTGTCCGGGGTGCACCTGCTGGTGCTTGACCGTTTCGACGTGCTCGACCTGCCGGGCCGCGGCGAGCTGCTGGGCTGGCTTGACGCGCTGGCCATGGATAGCGACATCGACACCGCGCTGATCTTCGGCACGCTGAAGGCGCTGCCTGTGTCATTGCCCGAGTCCATCGCCGCGCATTGGATTGACCACGGCGTGGTTGGCCAGCTCAAAGCCGCCGCCTGATTTTTCAACGGGGCGGCCGCGAGCGCGGTGCGGGTTCATTTCTCCGTAACTGTTGGTCCCAATAGCCCAGGGTTGCGCCTGGGCCGCCCCACCCACAACACATACGACCGGAGGTCGCAATGTTCCAGATTGAAGAGTTCACCGAGGCCCATGTGGCCGGCATCACCAACCGGCAAGAAACGCATGGCGACGAGAAGGTGCCCGCCATCTCTATCGGCCTGCTGATGGTCACCGCGAACACACTGCTGGACCAGATCGACCCGGCCATCCGGCACGCGCTCTACAAGGCCGTCGACGACCAGGAACAACTGCCCGGCGTCGAGCCGGCGACGCCCGTCCTGCGCTGCAACAGCATCGAGAAGGTCACGCTGCCAACCCTGCACGAAGGCTGGACGCTCAGCGTGGATGATGGCATCGACGACACGCTGCCGCTCGTCTTCGGCCAGGTGAAGGTCGACAAGTTTGTCGTCGAGCTGCAGCAGGGCGGGTCGATCTCGCTGCGGTTCCGCTGCGGTACATCGGACATTGACGCCGACCGTCTGGGGAAACTGGCCATGCACAACGGTCAATCCATCTGGATCAAGCTCACTGCACCGGCCAAGGACACCGGCCCGGTGATCGATGGCAGCAACGAAGCCTTCCGCGCTGACCACCCGGACGCCGGCGACCTGTTCGCTGCTGGGGTTGACGACGGCGCATTCGCGCGCACCACTGCCGAGGTCGGCGACCCTGAAGAGCCCATGCCGGTCGGCGAAGGCATCGGGCCGCAGGATTCGGCGGAAGAGCCGCGCGCAGGCCGTTGTTCGCGTCGTGGCGCCGCGCTGGCTTCGGTCGAGTGAGCTGCCGGTAAGCGCCTAACGTCGAAGCTAACCGGCTGCCGTAGGCAGTCCGGTTGAGCGCCGGGTTAGAAGGACGACCATGAAACACTGCAAAGACTGCGCGCACTTTTCTGGAACGGTCTGGTGCCGCGCTCCAGAAAACGGAGAGAGTCCGTTGGATGGAAAACCAAGAGCTATGTTCGCAACGGAGCGAAGGTCGCCGCCTGGCGAATACATCGGGAGTGATAGGTGCGGGCCGGATGCCAAGCACTTCGCGCCGAAGCTGCCGCCGAAGCGCCCGTGGTGGAGCACGCTGATCCACATTAAGCGTGCGGTGCAATCTAACGAAAAGCTAACGGGCGCCGGGTTTTCGGCGTCCCGTTGAGCGGCAAGTTAGAACTGATATGCCAATACGCTCTGAAATGGCCGCGCGCTACCCGAAGGACTGGAAGCTGCGGAGTAGGTTTGTCCGCTTTTACCGAGCGCGCAACCGCTGCGAGTGGTGCGGAGCCGAAAACGGAAAGCCACATCCGGTAACAGGCAGCGTGGTAGTGCTGACCACGGCGCATGTGTACGACCATCGGCCAGAAGCCGCTAGCCTCCTGAATCTCGCGGCGCTGTGCCAGCGGTGCCACAACACCCACGACGCCAAAATGCGTCGTGATGGAAGACGGGCACGGGCGGAATTGGAGAGTGGGCAGCATGTGCTGTTCTAACGCAGAGGTAACCGGGCTGAGCCCGAAGGAGTAACGATGAACCCGACTGCTGCCGGCGAAGATCCGGTTGAC